ACATCGTCCCCTATAAAAATCAGAAAATATTGTTCACTAAACTCCTCGCTCGAATCCGTGAGGTCTATGGAGCGACAGGAGCAATCGCAACGACTCCAGAGGGGTTCAAGTACACTTACGAGCTTTTCGAACTAGGAATCGGCAGGGAGGGCAAGAAAAAGACGGTCGGACCACTGATCAGGGCGAAAACAACTGACAATCATTTCCTTCCCTCGGATTACATTGAGTCACTTGAGTCTATTTATGATCCGAAGCTCCTCGAGCAATATATGGACGCTCAGTTCGTCAATATCAATGGAATGTCAGCATATTACAATTTCAGTCGAAAGGCTGACGCTGATATCGTCATCCCGTTCCAGAAAATGGATCCTCAAGTCGTGAATATCTCAATTGACTTCAACGTCGACCCCCTGACGGCGACTTGCTGGGTCAAGGACGGTCAGCGCTCGATCGCTTTCGAGGAGTTCTTCCTTCATAACTCCTACACCGAGAGACTGATTGAAGTAATCAAGGGGCGTTTCCCAAACAAACCGATTATCTGTCACCCTGATATGACGGGGGTTGGTCGACATACAAGTCAAGGGGGAGCGTCGAGGTCTGACGTCGCTCAACTGAGGAATGCAGGGTTCACTATCAAGGGGACATCGAACCCCCTCCAGAGAGACCGTCTCGCTTGCATGAACAACGCTTTTTCAATGGGATTGATTCAGGTCATGGAAAGCTGTCCTCATTTAATCAAAGATTTCGAACAGGTAACCGTCAATAAATATGGAGAGATCGATCAACCTCCAGGAACTATGTTAACACACTCCAGCGATAATGCTGGATATTATGTCTCAAACACTTATCCAATAAGAGGACCGAGGGTTATCCAATTATGACAGAATTTAACAAACACGCTGAACAGGCTCAGATTGTGAGCTATCTCCAACAGAAAGGGCTCGCAAAAGCTGACCGAATGGAGAACGCTCAGGTCGCTCAGGATTTTCTCTCGAAGGACAAGCGAGCTATTAAGAGTTATTTGGTCGTCGATTTAGAGAACACATTCTCATCAAGTGACGTCGATGATTTCCAGCTGGCATATGTTAATCTCGTTCCAAAAGTCCTGAAAAACATCACTCTCCTCTATAAATCACCAGCAAAACGGGCGATTGAGGGAGATAAAGGCGGTTCTGAGCGACTTAATGACGCTCTGAATAAAACCTCATATGACAAATTCATGAGAGATATTCACAAAGGGGTCAAGCTTCACAACACGGTCTTAGGTGGAACTGTCCCTGACGGTCTTGGAGGGGTTCGTCACATGATCCTCAGACCTGACCTCGCTGACGTAACTGAGAACCCGAATAACTTCCTCGAGATTCAATCCCTCAAATATCCCGTCATGAGAATGATCGACGGTCATGAGGAGGTCGTCTATGAATACTGGTCAGACACCGAATATAAATGGTTGAATGCGAATGACGTCCAAATCGTCACTGACGGCGCTCCTATCGATAACGAGGGTCATCCTGGTTTCAACCCGTTCATGCCTTTCCGACTCGAGGATCAAAATGATTTTTGGGGTGACGGAATGGGTGACTTTGTCGACGCTAATCGATATATCAATTTTATCATGACTGGTGCTTTCGGTGAAAATATCACGATGAGCGCTTTCGGTCAGTTGGTGGGAACGAATCTCGGGAAAACTGAGATCAAGATCGGTCCCCGTCACCCGATTCTAGTCGATGAGGTCAATACTGATATGATCAAACCTGGACTCGAGAACATAACGGGAACCCCCATGATCAACGACATTCAGGGGGCTCTGGACTGGATGCAGAAAGTCCAGGGAATGCTCCAGGGAATGCCCGCCTCCTCTTTCTCAGAGACTCAGGAAATCATGTCAGGCTATGCGAAAATGATGGATTCTCTCGAGCTGATCGAGGATCGAGACGCTGACGCTCTGGTCTTTCGGGTTGCTGAAGCTCGCTATCTCGGGAAATTTGCTGGAGTCTATAACAAGACAGCTCAGGGTGAGAAGCCCCTCCCAGGTAGCAATGACGGGAAACCTATTGAGAATCTAATTATCGACTTTGCTCCAATCAGTTTCCCTCAGAATAGCACTGAGATCAATGAGAAATGGAGAGGCAGGATCGAAGCTGGGGTCGCAAATCAGCTTGATTGGATTCAAACTGATCTATATCCTGGGATAACCAGGGAGGAAGCTGAAAAGATATTCCTCAGAATACAGAAAGAAAATGTCAGACTCAAGCTCACAGCTCGAGGGAGCGCTCCCAACTCTGAAGATATTCCAGAGGACGAGTGATGATTCGAAACTTTAAATGTAAATGCGGAAAAACAACGCTCGTCGCTGGTCGGAGTGGTCCCCCGACGTGCAAAGTCTGTCCTGACTGTGGAACGACGCTCTCCAGGTACGGGAACCCCCCTCCCCGTCAGACGGCTCATGTCGTTTATCCTGTGAAAAATGGTATCACTCAGGAGGTCGATCACTATATTTGTAGAAATTGTAACACCCGACTCGAGAGGTCTGAGGTTGAAGTCTCCGAGGAGAATTCTGAATAATGGCAGTCAATCAGGACATTTATGACGCTCTGAGGCCCCTCCCTGGTCTGATCGACAACAAATTCAAGGCTGACAATCGAACGATTGATGCTTTCGAGAGGAATGTCATCAAGATCCAGAATGACCTCATGAGGAGAACCCTCTCCCTCGTGAGCAACCTGGAAATCGATTCAGCTGGGAACATCATTTCGAGTGCTGATAACATCGCCTTTGCTTCAAAGTCCCTGGGATCGCTCAGACGCTCCCTGACTCAGTCAGGATATGGAGACCTCGTCGCTGACTATGTCGTCGGGTATGAGGACCAAATTGAGAACATCGTCGCAATATCAAAGGGAATCGGGATCGATCTGAACCCCTCAGCTCTGAATCCTCAAGAGCTCCAGAGTCTCCAGGGGAATTATCTTTCAGAATTTGAGGCGATCGGTGATCGAGCGATGAGACAGCTCCAGACGGTCATCTATAATTCAACCCTGAACGGTTCTGAGCTAGGGACTATGATCGACGGTCTCGGGAAGGTCATTGTCGGGACTGATAAAAAGGGAGGCCAACTCAAGAACCATGCTAAGACATACGCTCAGACCTCTCTCATGGGATATGATCGCTTTGTCACGAATAGGCTCGGACAAGAAGCTGGTCTCGATAATTATCTCTATCTTGGACCAAATGACGCAGTTACACGGAAATTTTGCCGAAGGCATGTGAACAAATCATTCACCCTGGAAGAGATCAAAAATCTTGATAACGGCCAAGGGTTGCCAGTCCTCCAGTTTCAGGGTGGTTGGAACTGTCGGCACTTATGGCAGTTAATCACTAAGGCCACAGCTCAGGAAATCGGAAAGAATGGTCTTGTCATGATAGGACCTGACTCAATCCCCAAACCCCTCAAGGCTGCTGCTTAATGGTCGTCCAGGCAAAACCTGTCGGAGGGACTCAACTCTTCGCTGGGTTTAAAGTCAGCTCTAAGGTTATGAAAAAGATCATGATCAATGCTCAGAAGAATATCAGGATCAGGACACTCAGGGGAAAAGGGGTCTATGGTCCAGAGAACAACCCACGAGAACAGAAACACAAAAAGGGCTACTCTGAAGCCCCCGCGCTAGTCCCTATCACCTCAGCACCTCTCAGAAAACACTATCGAGCAGGTTTAAAGGGTGGCCGTCGCAAGGGGGGAATGAAAAAGGGTGAGTCAAAAGCAAAATTCGTCTACCTGGACGGAGGATATAAACAATATCGGAGGATCCACGGTCGGAACGTCTCTCAGGTGGACCACAGCTTCTCGGGATTCATGCTCGGGTCAATCAGGGTATTTGCTACAAACAGGACAGGAGAGCTCACAGTCCCCGCGTCACAGCTCAAAAAAGCATTTTACACAAACCAGCTCCGTCCCTGGTTCAAGATGACCAAACCCGAGATCATTGTCGCTGGAGATATAATTGCAACGGAGGCTGTGAGATTATACAAATAATCTCATTACCTCGCAATAATGAGGTAAAAACAAGGGACTCCTCACCCCATATTTAACCCATGTTATGTATTAACAGAAAAGGATCGTCATGAAATTGACAACTGAAGAGCTCTCTCAGCTCTCTAAACTCAAAGAGAAAAAGGCTGAGGAATTATCAGTCGAGGAAAAAGCTGAACTCGAAAAACTTCTGGAAAAAGAAAAAGCTCCAGAACCAAAGGACGAAGATTATAAAGGTCCTCTCGATCAAGAAGCTTTTAACCGTATGTTTGCCGAAAATAAAACTCATCAACGCAAAGCTTCAGAAGCTCGTGAAACGGCTGAAAAGCTTCAGAAAAAACTCGATGACGAGGAAGCTGAAGACAAGAAAAAGCGTGGAGAATTTGAGGCACTTTATACAACGGAAAAGGGAAAACGAGAAGCGCTGGAACTGATCGTCGCTAAATATCAGGCGATCGATGTCGGAAAGTGGGACAAGCTGAAAGCGAAACTCACTCCAGAAATCTCGAAATCCTTTCAGGAAGGTGACTCTCCTGAGATCATCTCCGCGAATATCGCGAAGCATGACGAATGGGTCGCTCTTGGTTTTATCAAAGACGGTGCAAAAGCTGGAGGAGGCGGTCCTGCTGGGGGTCATGAAAATGTGACCTGGGAAAAGATGGTCGCTGATCCGATTCTGATGGACAAGTTCCAAAGAGAGCACCCAAAACAGTTTGAAGAATTGAAACCAGGAAGAAAACGCTAATTCTAATTTCATAAACTGTCACTCATTGTGACAATGGAGATTTAACTCATGGCAAAGACAAAAATTGCTGATATCGTCAACCCCCAGGTGATCCAGGCTCTCGCGCTGGAACGGCTCGCTGTAAATTCCGCTTTTTTAGGGACTTCAGCTGTTCAGGAAGTCGATTCGGATATTGACAAGGGTGGTACTCACCTAACAATGACCTACATCAAAGAGGACGAAACGTCAATGGAGGCTCTCACAGAGACAACCTCTCTGACTCCCGTTGCTCTTGGTGAACAGGCTGAACTCGGTGTTGTTTGTAGACGTGGCCAGGCTGTTGGAAATGGAGATATCGCCAAGCTGGTCGCCTTACGGGACCTCAATTCTGATTTGGCGACGCGCTTCGCTGATAAGAGTGCAAAAGCTATCGACACCAGTTTCGTCAATGTTGTTGTCGGTGCAACACCCGCCGCTAACACCTCAACGGTCGGGACCAACACAGGAACCAAAGTCAACTTCTCAGCAAGCGCTGTCATCACAGCTGAAGGTTTGCTCGGTGATCAACAGGACGATCTTGACTTGATCGTAATGCACTCAAAAGTCTATAATGATGCTCGTCAAGCTGATCTGATCGACTTCCAGATGCCGTCTGAAGGTACAAAGCGAATCGCTTTTTATGGAACCAAGAGAGTCATCGTTTCTGATCGTCTCCCTGTTGATATTTCCGAGACAAACGATTTATTCGCAACATACATCGTCAGAAATGGCGCTCTGTTGTTCGACACTCAGGAAGAGCTTAACGTCGAGTTTGATCGTGATATCCTCGAGGGCGGTGGAACTGATTATATCGCTGGTACTGTTCACTATGTCTGTCACTTGGCGGGAATGGGTTTTGATTCTGCAATCGTGCTTCCAACTGATGAACAGCTCGCGGATTCTTCTAACTGGACTCTGAAGAAATACTCAGCGAAGTCTATCGGTTGTGTCAAGTTGATCACCAACTCCTCATTCGCTAACACCTAAACAAACCGATAATTTCACTGAGGAGGTGAAATCTTGTTATATGCCAAAAAAAACTTAGCTGATCGGATTCTCAAAGCTCATCCCAAACGATTCACACGGGATCAGTTGCTCGGGATGAATTTCGGCGCTCTGAAAGAGCTTGAGATTGAGCTCGCAAAACCAGCTGCTAAGAAGAAATCAAAACCAGCCCCTAAAAAGGAGCAGGTCAAGAAAGAATCAAAACCAGCTGATGTTGAAAAATAGTCATGGCTCTATCGATAGTCATAACTGATCAAGAACTCAAAGAGACCTCTGGATTGCTCGGGGGTCTCGATGAAGTTTTATGGCCTGGAGAAACTGACTGGGAGAAAATCAGAGAGGAAGCTGATCGTCAGGTCAAGAACAGCCTCACTCAGTCAGGTCTAGATCCAGCCGACATCGCCGACGACGACGAAGCGCTGAAATATGCTATTATTTACAAAGCTCTCGAAGTCATGTTTTTCGGACTGATAAAGAATGAGGGAGACACTTGGCAACTTAGGTCTGAGAAAGCAAATGAACGATATCAGGAGAATATCAGACAGGCAATAATCACCTTGACGACTGGGGCTGAGGTTCGGGTCGGACAGGGAAGGGCGATCCGTTGAGTGAATATTCAGACGCCGTCACGAAGATCGACGCCGTTATGTCAGCTCAGAGCACCCCCTATCTACCGTCAGCGTTTCTCGCTCTCGAAGATCAATCACCAAACTCTCACGGAGATCGACATTATACTGTTCTCGTTAGTTCTTTTCCTGACCAGGATCAACTCGTTTCAGCTCATATGTCTGATTCCCTTTTTGACGAAATCCGACTTGATATCTCCATGCTTTGCCAAACTCGGCAAAACTACATAGACAGGATTGCAGAGCTTGAGCAAATTCTGAGGGATATATCACTGAAATTCGAGTTCGTCAGTGGTGAGGTAGATGACCCAATCGGTCAATACTTCATGGCTAACATTCTATTAAACACATCAAGGACCAGGAGGTCTTAAATGGCACAAGATAAAACCAAAGAAATTCGTGGACCAATGAGTTTCAGTTTCGGAACAGAGCCGATCGCAGTCACCCCTGTCAATGAATCTTTCGTCAGCTTTACAATTGAGACGAAGGAAGCATCACGCGAGCGCTCAGACGGTCGAGAAGCTAATTCGATCACAGGCTACAAGCTAACCGTCGAGATGACATATGATGAAGTCCTTGAGACTGCCATCGACCTGTTACTCGCTAAGGTCAACGAGCCTCTGGTCATTACTCAGCTTGATAAGGTGGCGAATAATACTTACACTTTCACCCCCGAGCACATGGTCGCGAATGTTGCGAATATGCAGACGACGATCAAGGCTTTGATCACAGTCGATGCTGAAGGTGATATCGGTGACTTGTGGACGACCTCAACCGTTTAATTTTTAGCAATTAAGGAGGTCATAAAATGGCCCAAACTAAGACAAAAGAAATACGTGGACCCATGAGTTTCAGCTATGGGTCAGCGCCGATTGTTGTGACCCCTATCAATGAATCATTCGTCAGCTTTGCGGTTGAGACAAAAGAGGGAACCAGAGAACGATCAGACGGTCGTGAAGCGAACTCGACGACAGGGTTTAAACTCACGGTCGAAATGACGTTTGATGAGGTTGACGAAGATGATATCTCCGCAATCGTGGCGAAAGCTGGTCAAGCTCTCGTTATCACTCAGCTCGATAAAACTGTGAACGATATTATCACCCTCACTCCTGAGTTTATGTCGGGGAGTGTTGCGAATATGCAGACGACTATCAAGGCGATAGTCACTGTTGACGCTGGGGGCAATATCGGTAATCTGTGGACAACCACAACGACCGATGCGGAATAATTCTCAATCTTAACGGAGGGAAGTGAACCCTCTTCATGAATAAGGAACAAATATCATGAAACGATTATTTTCAACTATGCTGATCCTGGTTGTTTTGGCGACTTTCGCTTTCTCAACAGGGACACTCACAAAACCCTCAGAGCGCCAGGGGAACATCATAAACGGGAAAGAGATTGCGAACGTCTATAACCTGTTAAAAGGTGATTCGACCTATTCAGATATCTCTATCAATGGAGCTGTATTCTCTGAAACTGGGAATATTACTGTTGACACCCTGACCGTCTCGGTCACTGTCGCCGATACTACTTTGACGACCTTGACGGCTGACAGTGTAATCACTGGAGCTGTGACGGTTTCTGGTAATGCGACAGCAGATTCAATGACAATCGCCGTCTTGACCATCTCAGGAGCTTCAGGATTCACGGGAGCGCTGGTTGCTGATTCAATCGATGTACGATTGATGACAGCCGACTCTATTTTCGTTGACTCGCTCTCTGTCACTGGACTATCTGTATTCAGTGGGATCATGGACGCTGGGACTCTCGACGCTGATTCCCTAAATATTAGCGGGATATCAGTATTCGGGGCAGGTATATCGGGAACGACTGGAGCATTCACGGGAGACTTCTCGGTCGCTGACACTCTCAGCGTGACAGACGGCTTCATAGCCCCAACTCAAACCCCCTCAAGCTCTTCTGATACTGGGACGCTGGGTCAAATGTCCTGGGATGCAAGTTTTATATATATTTGCACAGCGACGGACACCTGGGAACGTGTAGCAATAGCGACATGGTAAAAGGTCAATGATTTTCAACACTGAGGGAGGCTTAAACCCCTCCCTCTCCCTTTGAGGTTATCTCATGGCACTTCCTTTGTCACGTCAAGATCGTGAGCAAGCCAAGTTCGGTGAGTGGTCTGACGGGACCACAGCTGTCAAGCTCGTTTTTGCTACTCATGACCCGTCGAAACTCTTCGACAATTTAAAAGATTATGAATATGATAAATTTGTCCTGAATGATGCTGGTGAAACAGCGATTCGGGCTTTCGCTAAGGAGGCGATATAATGGCACTAACTCCAAGTCGTCGCGATCGGGAAATGGAAAAATTCGGTGAAACCTCAACGGGGAAAGCTGGAATCAGAGCCATCATTGAAGGTCTCAACCCCTCTGGGGATTTGTTGGGCTATACTCTCGAAGCTGGGATCACAGCTGAACCCGCTGGGATCCAGGGAGACGTCCCTCTCACGAAAACGATGAATATCATCGAAACTGTTGGCACAGCGAACGATTCAGCGACGCTCGCCTCGATCCCTGATGACTCATTCAGCTATGTTCAGATCGTTGTGAATGATAGCGATAAAGTTGCGAAGCTATTCCCAGCTCTGGGAAACAATGCTGGAGCTGGTCTAAATCTGGGAGTCCTGGTCGGTCCTGGTTCAATAACAAAATTTAATTCAATCAGTTTAACGGAATGGAAGGTCGGTTAATTATGAGAAGATTGATTCTCATTCTCTTAATGGTCTCGGCTTTATTCTCAGGTGGTTTAAGTGATTTATTCACAGGTGACAAGGTTTGGGATGATCCGGTTCTAGTTGATGTGGTTGAGGGCGTTATCGTCAATGACAGTCTTTCTGACTGTGGTATGATCGAGCTGATATATAAGCAAAATTCTAAACGACAGTTACCGAATAACGAGCCTCTTTTTGATGAGCTTTTTTACAAGATCATTTATATTTGGGACGGTGAAAAATGGTGTAAGTCAGACAGAATATATGTGACGCTCGAACAAGAAATATTAACCACGTATCAACCAATTGCGAGGTATTAAATGAAAAAACTATTAATTCTCTTCATGCTGGTTTCAATAAGTTATGGCCAGTGGGCTTATGATCCATCAACAACCCCACCAACAATTAAAATCTACGCTGATATTTGGGGGCAGTCGATAGTTGCCGAAGATGATTTGCTGGTTAGCGATTCGCTAACCGTGACTGAAGCCGCTTCATTCGGTGGAGATGTTACAGCAAGCGCAGAAGTTCATATTGCCGACTCCCTAATAGTTGCGGGTGCGAGTACATTTGCAGGTGCTATTACACTGTCAGGTGACTTAAACATATTAGCAACTAATAAACTCTATCTTGATGATGGTGGGAATACTTACATAACTGAGGCAAGTGCAGATGCAGTTTCAGTTTATACAAATGGTGGACTTTCTGCTATTGTAGACGATGATGCCATGCTCGACCTCTATGGTGGCACAATCTCAATTCTGGCTGGGGCGCAGGATGGATTAAAAACTCGTACTAATAATCAAGTTAAATTCATGCGTTTCGGAATGCCACACAGGTCAAACAACACGATTGACCCCGTAGCTATTATTTTTGCTGAGGCTGAAAACGGTGCCAATATCTTAAATATTGGTGGTGGGTCAAGTGCTATGACAACAGCGACACTCGTTAAAATATTTGCCGCAGATAATTCATTGACAACCACAGGAACCGAAGTAGCCCGCTTTGAAACTAGCGGAATTGATTTCTCTGTCGACATCTCAGTCCCCACCAAAACCCCCTCAGGAGCAGGAGACACGGGAGTGGCAGGGACAATCACTTGGGATGCTACCTATCTCTATGTATGCACAGCGACGAACACCTGGCAACGAATGGCTCTTGGTGGTTGGTAGTTAAATGGCAACACCTGCAAAAACTGGTCGAGTTGAGGCTCATCCTGTCACTGGATTTGAGACTCATCACGGGGGAGCCATGGGATATGAT